TAAAAGGAAACGGCAAGAAAGGCTGCCCAGGCTATTACTGTAATAACCCTTGTAAGTGACAGCTCTTCGTTTTCGTAGAGTAGCATTTTAATATACTTCATAATTGTCACACTTTCGGCATCTTCCGAATTTCATTAATCATCGTAGTCCCCTGACCGTTTCCACCTAATGCATGATACGTGGCGTAGATTTCCTCCGCACTGGCCTCATCGGCATAAGACAACTTGTGCTCTGTCTGCCCCCGTTCATGGATGCGGCGCAGCTCGGTTTTGAGAAGAGCCCTGATACCGCACTCTGTTTTTTCCCTCTTGGCCTTGTTTCCCCTCTCCTTGTTGAGAAGGTAGCCTACCGCGAAGGACAGGATGGCATAGGAGCCTTGGGAAAGCAGGCTGACAGCAATGTTGTAAAAATCCATTATTCACCTCCGATGGATTATGAACCTTGTAGCAATCATGGCCCTGCATGGGTCGTAGAAATCAAATTTCCAGCCTAAATAGATGCACCATTTCCAATGGGCATTGACAGGGTCATCGTTTTTGTAGCGGAAGGCATTAGACGCAATAGCAAAGTGCTCACTTTTCCGGCGGATAGTCTTCGGGTCCGTGTCCACGCCAAACAGGTAGAACGCAAACCCATATCCGCAGTTGCGGTAGAGCCAAAAAACACGATTGAGGTAGTGCTTGAGCCATAACCTCTTTGGGAACGGCTTTTTGAGCCAGACAACCTTTTTGCATCTCCCATAGCCTATCGGAATAGTAGAACACTCATAGTAGTCGTCGAAGTCATAGGAAAGCCACCTTGGGCAGTCATACAGTACATACTGCCTGTTGTCCAGTGCACTGTCCCACGTCTGCCAAAGCCTAAGGGGCCTTAGCAACTCGCCTTCCGAGTCTGCAAAGAGCACCACAAGCGGGTTGGTAAGGTAGCAGATGAGCATACAAAGGAGCTGGCAAAAGGAAAAAATAAGGTATTTGATGTACATTGGTATCACCTCTTTTCTAGTTTTTAAGTTTGTCTTTAAGCTGATTGATGCGCTGAAGCTCTTTTTCGAATTCTTCAAACTGTCCCAGTGCGCTGACCATCCTTTTAATCAGCTCTGACTGGGCTTCTACAATTTCTGCCAGCCGTTCGGCTGCTTCCGCTGTACTCATAATTCTTCCAACTCTTTCTGAAGTTCATTAATCTTGTCTCTGATTTTCTGCCGTTCATTTAAGAGTGTGTTAGTGTCGTATGGGTCAGTCTCTCCTTTCAGCCTCGCCTCGTAAATTTTCGTAACTTTGTAGTCTCCTACCTCTGAATCATCTCCGGAAAGCTGTGTTTTTAAGTTGATAATTTCCTGTTGCATGTTCATTCTTTTTTCTTCTGTACTATCCATTCGAGTAACCCCCTATAAAGATTTTCCATATTCATCATTGCCCTATTGACATTTCTGTAGAACTCGAGCTTCGACAATGTTCTGTCTTTCTTCAGTGCACTCAACGTATCCTCCTTCTGCCGCCCCATAAAGGGGAGGCGAAATAGTTAATGAAGCAGGAAATACGGGCGCACGCCGTAGGTACTCGACGCGTTGCTAAAATCCGCCCCGCTGCCGCCAAAGGCACCGGCGAAGGAAACGGAGCTCGCTACATCTCTCAACCAGCACCAATTGGCTCTAGTGAAATTCTGCCCATACCTAAATGCAGCAATTTGTTTATTGCAGTCATAAGTGTCACGTCCGGAAGAAGCAAATGGAGCATGGCCGAACATCATTGCTTCGTTGAAAATGTTTGCTGTTACGTTTACCCATTCTCCATCTACATACAAGGTTGCGCCATTTCCCATTCCTCCCCCTCCAGCGTATGCATTTGCATCAATGGCTTTTGTAAGACGCTCTCTGTGAACGAGTACATGACTTGATCCGAAAGCGTTAATAATTCCGGTTGCATAGAGGGGAATGGTGGTAGTCCACATTTCACTTCCTTGGTACCCTCCGGATGTTGTATTTGATGCATTCATTCTCGCATTCCCCAGATGGGTTTCCGGGAAAAGCACCACATGGTGGGTAGTTGTTTCAGTATCGCCGCGATGCAGATGATAGTCTAGGTCGCCTACTATCCATTTGATGTTGCTATAAGTTGTTCCATTGACTGTTACGGTTTTGATGATATAATCGCCTGGATAAATATCATCAAATGTTCCATTTGCAATAGCTGTCGACATAGCTCCTGAGTTAAAGTAACTGGTCAAATCCTTTCCTCTGTAAAGTGCATTATGCGAAGCGGCCGACGGATATTTAAGTGGAATTAACAACTGCTTGAATACGTCAGAAAGTGTTGATGGAGTAATTGCTTTTGTTTCTTCGGCCCCGGCGATTGCTTCACTGCTCGATGCCAATATGATATGTCCTGACTTCGTTGAGCTTGATGAAATCAATGCATGAGTGCTTACTGCTGCATCAACATACGCCTTATTCGGAAGCTCTGTATCATCGTTCGGCGTCTTGTCATAGAGAATCGGCCCTGTGATGATGCCGCCTGCCTTGTCCAGCTTCTCCCCGATTTCCTTCGTCACGGTTGCAGAGAAGTTGGCGTCATTCCCCAATGCCGCAGAGAGTTCATGCAAAGTATCAAGCTGGGAGGGTGCACCATTCACAAGATTAGCGATAGCCGTTTTCACAAACTCCGTATTAGCAATTGTTTTTGAGTTATTATCAGAGTTAGCCGTGGGGACGGACGTTGTGCCCGTGACAGTCAATGCTGCTGTGGTAAAGGCGCTTGCTGAATCTGTTTGGGCATCATGCAGAGCTTCAAGGTCATTCACAATATAATCAAAAGCCCCACTGTTTGTACTGTTTACGAATGCCGACTTTTTCCCGAACGTACCTTCCTGTATGATGTTGTCGTTCTCATCTCGCAGTTCCGGCACTTGATAAGTGGTTTTTCTCATTGTTTAGCTCCTTTCAGATTATAGATTAGTAACATCTATTACCATTGCGGCAAAATTGTCATAAAAGACATCATTGCCACTTGCACTTGCACCTGCCCCCCAAATTTTATATACAGGCGCTATAACAATTGTTGTTGGGGTACTATAAGCATTCGGGAGGGCAATTAAGCAGTCATATGTAGGAAGTGCTCCAATACCGGGAACATTTACTTTAAGATGGCACAAATACTGACCAAAGTAACTTATTGCCAGTTTTTTGCTACTATCCGTTATTTCGTACGTTCCGCCTTTAGTAAGCAAGGATAATGGCTTTAAATATTTTTTATTGGAAGAAAATATTATTTTGCCTTCACTGTTTCTTACTTCCAATCCACATGTTCCTACTGATGTTAAAGCGTCTTTACCAAACGTATAAACATAGATATTTTTTACTACATCTTTGATATATTCGCCTCCAGAAGCAGAGCGAGACCAAACTACACCGCAACTAAGCAAATTAATTGCTACAGTTATTCTATAACCGTCAATACAGGGTTCTATGTAAGGCACGACACCGTTTGCACTATCGTAATCTACGGCTATGCATAATTCGTTTTCTTGTGGAACATATAGCGTCGAACAATTATAACTATTATCGGGGAACAAATCACTAAGGGGAAACTTTCTTATAAATACTAAATTCTGGTAGGTGTCATCAATTTGTATCCTGTCATTTTGGTTAGTTACTTCAAAGAAACTGGTTGCCATTAATACCTCCCGTAGATTATTAATGCATCAAGTCCAGGAGTAGTGTATGTATAACTTAAAATTCCATTTTCGTAAGTTATCTTTATGCTGGCTTTTTTTGAGGCATTATAATAATCGTCTGCCCATTCATATTTAGTGGTAGACGAAAAAGCGGGTCTGATAATATACCATAATCTGCCTCCAATGTCTCCTATATTCACAGATCCGTTGGAACCACCAGTTCTTATTTCTCCGAGTACGGCCGGCAAGTCTGTTGTAACATCTACCACTGGATTGCCAGACGCATCGAACACCTGTAATCCTTGTTTTTGCGTCATTCGCTCCAAACTCCCATTCTTACTCGCAGTACATTATTCGCATCATAGACCTTAATCAAGTTATCGCTAATTTCTATTCGGGATCCGCTTGTTGCCGTTCGCAGGGTTCCGATGGTTGCGGTGATAGCAGAAAGTGAATCCACAGATAGCTTATCCGCCGTCACCGCTCCCGCTTGAATCATGCCCTGCGTGATGATGTCGTTGTCGAAAGTGGTATCTCCGGTGATGTGTACCTTTTTGCCGTCAATCAAGATACTTTCTTTCGAGAGGTTAATCTGATTTACTACATTGTCCGCCTTCACACGAAGATTGATGGCGTCGCTAAGCTGGGATAAAGCGGTATAATTCTTGTACCCATCCTTGGTGTTAAGATTTGTTACCACCGCCGTGATACTTGTCGAATTCTGGGCAATGGCGGAGGCATAACCTTCCCCGTCTTTGACTAACGCCGTGATACTGTCTGAATTTTGGCTTATTCCTCCTTGCATATTCGGTATCGTGGTATTAAATACATCTTGCAAGTGTTTGTCAACCTTATTCAGACTGATGGCCTCGTCTTTTATCATGGATTGGTCGATTTCTAACTTGACCGTGCATGTGGTGGCTTCTGACTTTGGCCCTTCCCCGAATATATCTACAAACGCTGCAGATACTTCGTAGATTCCTGCGTCACAGAGATAGCTGATGAGGTTATTCTCCGAACGGATCGATTTGCTTTCTCCTGCGCTTCCTGCATCAATGTAGATGTTTACTCCGATGCAGTCGGGAGGGATTGCCTCTGTTGTAATAGCCATTCCACCCAACTTTGGCACAACCGCAGGCGCTTTTGGTTTCTTCGGAAGAGGTTTGTTGTAATTAAGCACTGCAGGATAACTGTATTTGCCCTGGGCGTTTCGCGCATAAAGGTAAAGGGTTCCTGACCGACTCCCAAGGCTGATGGCTGCGGAAAGTCCTACTGTAGAGCCAAGGAAATGTTCATCTTTAACTCCGGGGTCCATGTTTGTACGAATTTCATACAATGCAATATCAGCGTTAGTTACTTCATCCCATATAGCAGTTATCTTGTCTGAAAAAGACACCTTAAAATTGTCCGGCATATTGGGGACAGTTGTTTTCATAGCGACAAGGAGTTTTGTTGATGGGGAGTCGCTTCTATTTGTCTCATTCCCCCATATGTCTCTTGTAACCACGCAGATAAGATATGTGTCACCGACTACCGCCTGTGGAATTACTACACCATCCTGTCCGCTTCCTGCATACTGCCATTCACCATCAAACCCGATTTCATCAGAATCCGTGCCGTTGGTCAAAGAAGGCATATTTTCTGTCTGCAAAGAGCTTGTCTTGAACCATACCTGCCCTTCAAGATACGTGTCCATGTCGGGCTTATCCCATTTGACTGCAATGTCATATCTTGAAATCCCGTCTCCCTGTTCACGGTATCTGTTATAAGCAGTAAGGTTAGTGACATAAGGAATATAATATGCAGCCGGATTCCCCCCTGCGAGTATATCTCCCTCGATGGACGTAGATTTCATGCCCAATTCGTTTAATGCATAAACTCTAACATAATACCTCTGACCACGGAGAGCGGAGAAGGAATAAGAGTTTTCACCAAGAATAAACGTATTTTCAATATGGTAGTTTGTACCGTCAGTGGATATTTCAAGTCGAATGTATTTAAATCCACGAGGATTTATCCAGTTTGCATGTACAAGCGTAGTTGCGTCAGAATCTTTGCTTACAAACTTTTCTGTTGTAAGTATAAGATTCTTAGGAGCGTCTATCTTTGTTTCCGTTTTAATAATAGACGGATAGTCGGTCACGTCAAAATTGTACAGTTCCGGGTAGTATTCAACCGCTTGAATCGTCCTTGTCTCTTCGGAGTGGGAAGCGGAAATTGAGAGTACACGGAATTTCTTTGCTTCATGGCCCTTATGTCCGATGACATAGATGCAGCCCGGTTCAGCGTCAGAAGGCGCACTTGCCAACGTGACCTTGTTTCCTGCGATAGAAGAAATATTATAGTAGGACAGTTTGTCGGTGGAATTGCTTCTGATAAGCATCGTTGTTACATCAGACAGGTTGTCCGCCGGCTGGTCGATGGTTACCACGTTGCCGTCAATCGCAGCGATTCTTCCGCCAACGCCCCAATCCATGATATCTTCCTGCACAAGAATGACGTCGCCTATCTGACAGGCGATAGCGTCAGCAAAGGCTTCAAAGGAAGCAGTCCTTATCTCATACTTGTTCGAGCGGAGCTTGTAGGCCCCGTATCTGTACGCCTGATTCACGTCTGTGCATCCCATGAGTTCAATCTGCGTGGGCTGCTGAGGAGTGTCGGATTCGTTGTAAGAATCGGAGTAGACGGCCAGTACGTCACGTTCGTAGTTCTTATCCTTGTTCATGAACGAAACTTCAATGCAGTTGGCCCGGTCATCAGTGGACTGGTATTCGTTTGAGAAGGAATCTTTCTTGATGTTAGCCACGATAAACAACTGGACAGGTTCGGACGCAGCGTCAAAGATACAGGAAACCTTGGTGCCAATCAACACGATTGCTCCGTAACCGACACGGCATGGGTACTGCAATGCGTCATACAGTTTCATTGCCGAATCATACAGGTAGTTGAAATCAATGTTATTGGCATCGCACATATCGGCCCACGCATTGAAAGCGTCATAGTCGATGTTCTCATAAGGGATACCTGTTGCCACGAAAGAATCTTTGCCATCTACGGAAGTCAGCTTCCTGCACTGGTGGAGAATATCATAGGCGGCCCATGCCGGATTTGCGGCAGGTTTCTGTTCATAAGCTTTGGTATCTGGGTTCCATACCCATACAAGGCTTCGGGAAATCAGACATGTTAGCTGAGGGTCTGAGCCGGAAAGCTGGTCAGTTGCAAGAGCCTTTAAACCTAACAGGGCTTTGCCCGGATATCTGAAATCATCATAGATAATCTGTGTGATACCCATCCACTGAATCTTGTTCGCAGTCCGTGTTGAGGTATCGTCCTTGTGAGTACATCTTACCCGCACTTCATACTGGGCAGGTTCAAGTCCATACACGTCATAGACACGATAGAAAGCATCGGTTTTCTTCTGACGGATAACGCCGTCACCATTGTGGGAAGCAATGACTTTATTCTTATACTCATCAAGAGTCATTGAGTAAGTCCACTTCTTAATATAGTTCCCGTCATCGTCAGTCTTATAGACGGTATGGGTCTTTCCACGACGGGTATAAGTATAATCAACCTCATAACCCTGGAATGTCCCGCAGTCCTGTTGCCAGTGGGTCTGCCACCATGACGGAGCCCCATACAGCCGTTGGAAGTTCCGGTTCCACGATTTGCCATTGGGGACAATCGGTTCCCATGTGTAGTTTTCATTCCATACAGGGATTTTTATCCAGTCGGTGTCACCCACCTTGCGATACTGTGCTTCGATGGTGACTCCCGTCCAATCCGGGTTGCCATGGTCATTGGAATGGTAAAGGCCCTGCGGGAAGGACAGTGTGATTTCAAGGCCCTGTGCATCGTTGCCGTCACACTGAACCGTGTGCCATACCGAATCATCGTTCAGTTCATAAGCGAGTGCAGTATCAGCATAGGAATCGTTGAAATTTTTCATCACGGTTTGGGTGTTGGTCCCCATCCGTGTCTCGATTTCGCAGTTCTGATAGTTGGTTAAGGGGTTTCCGTTGAGCTTGATATCGGTGATACTGTCAATCGGCCCCTGTGCAAGGCAGTAGAGAATGGACAGATACTGCTTGTCGCCATCGGAAACAACATGACGCTGAAGCATAAGCCCTGCGGTCTTGACTGTGCCGTAAAGAACAGGAAGCACATACCCCTGCCCTGTGAGAGTAGAAGGCGTCCCCCATCCATAAGTGTTGGATTGTTCCGTGTTGGTGAGGTCGACGGCGGGTTTCGTCATCTTCTCTATCATGTGATTGCCAATCATAGTAGCGGCAAGGGCAAGCCCGATACGCCACCCGATAAGCATATGAGCACCGATAATCCCTGCTCCCAATGCTGCTCCGACAAGAACCAAAGTGGCAGGAAGAATCCACCTGAACGCCTTCTTGCCGACTTTGGGAGCTACCAATATTTCATCGCCATCATCGGGGATATAGGTTTCATCAACCGGAATCCCGTTGACGGCAAACACTCTTTCGTAGTCGGCATGAGTGACATAGTCTGTCACTGGCCCGCCTACGTAGGTTTGGTAGTACTGGTTATCAATCTTGCGTTCAAAAGGGTTCTTAACTTCAATGACGTGTATTGCCATATCGATAAACTCCTTTCAAACGTGGACGATAACGGCTGAATCGTTCAATGCATACGCCATTTGGAACTGTAGCGTGGATAATCATGTTGTTACCGAGATATATAGCGGCATGGTCTACTCCGTGGCCGGAAAGGTCATACACGCAGATGTCGCCTTCCTGCGGCTCCTTCTCAGTAACAAATCCCCTATAACCATCGGTAATGCAGGGGATTTCTTTGTAGCCCGGAAGGCTGATGTGATTTCGCTTGTAGACTTCCTGTACAAGTTCCCAACACTGCATCTTCGTGAAGGGAGTTCCCAAAAGGTCCGTGAATTCCTTATTTTCTAGCATACAAGCCTCCCTGCGGCACAGTAGGCGTTCCGCCGAATCGTTCACTGTTGCCGAGTTTTCGGCAGTCGTTCAAAGTCTTGTTGCAGGTTCCGTCCCCACTGTAGCCACACTCGATACCCTTGAACTTGAACGGGCAGAAGTCCTTCATATTTCTTGTAAGGGGGAATCTTCTGTACATTGAAAAGCCCGGCCCCAGTTTGAACGTGGCCTTGTCCCTGTTCGTGGTAGCGGAAATCACCACAAAATTCTCCTGCTCAAGTACCACATCCGAAATGTTGGTGTTGATGATGGAAATATTTACTTTGGCCCCACCGGCCCCATCATACTGTTCCAAAATGGCCTGTATGGTGCCTGTCACGTTGGAAACGGTCAAGTTGCAGGAAGGAATCTCGCTTGAGTTCTGTTTCACGTCTGACAGGTTGAAATCATAGGCGTGGTACAGGTTTCCATTGAAAGTGATGTCCTCGGTGTTGTATACGAGCCGAATCGGGTCTTCATCCTTGTACTTGATTGTCAAGAGCTGCAAATACACGCCGTCCGTTGCCACCTTGTTTTTCTCGATGATGGACGCAGTAGAAAGACTGAGCATTACTTACACCTCTTTCAAAGTTACTGAGCCGTTCCAGTAGTCCATCTCGACCAACTGGAAATCAAGGCTCTCATTATCAAAACGGACAGTGAAGGGCTTACCCGAATAGTCATTTCCGGGGTCATTCGGGTAAGTCCACTGGAAAGCAAGGGCACCACCGTGCATGGAATCATAGAACGAGCGCAGAAGGTTGTAGTCCTCTGTCGGAAGCTTGCTCCACGTCAGTTTGAACGCCCTTGGCATCTTCGTGAACCGTGGGCGTGTCAGAATGGTTTCGTTGTCCACCTGCATTTTCAAAGTATGGTCAGTCTTGGTTTCCTGTAATGGATAATCGGGGGTCCGAATCGTAGGAAAAGTATTCGCCATAAAATCACCTCAATCCTGTTACCATGTCACGAAGCCCGGCTTCATTCGTTGAAAGAGCTTCCTCGACCGTGGTAAGGACGATGGTTTTAAGCATCTGCCCGTGATTTACCGTAGTCGTGGATTCTGCCTTCATATTGGTGCCGGTGTTGTTGTTCACTACAATCTGAATCGGCTGAGCGGTCTGAGCATTAGAAGTTGGAACACTTGGAAACACATGGCCGTCATTCCTGCCCATGGTCAAAAGTTCCGGACCTCTTTCGCCAACGATGTAGGAACTACCAGCAAGCACATCGCCGCCGGTGGCATGGTTCCCACCAATCTTGAAGCTGAGCGAGGAAAGCATTCTGTTGCCCCATGCGCTCTCTGCAGAAGAAGAAGAGCTCCCACCAAAAGGAATACCGAGAGCTTTGAAAATCATCATCTTGGCCGCAATCTGTGCAAGGCTTGAAAGAACGGACGATGCAAGATTCTTGAGCGTAGCCTTGAGCCGTGTAGCAAGATTCCCGGTAGTGGTAAAGAATGACGCAGTAGCACTTTGCATATGCCCTACAATATCCTTTGACAACTGCCCGAAATTGATACCTTCCTGCTTCATGGAATCCAGTGCGGATTCCCACTGTGAGCGGTAGTTATACATCTGATTTTCGGTAATCTGCTTCTGTGTATTGGCAAGTTCCTGCCATACTTCGGCCCTCTGCTGCGCATTCAGGAAATCTTCGTTATACAACTCTTTGAGGTAGTCCCTGTAGGATTCCAGTTGTTCGGTCATAAGAGAACGTGCATCATCAGCACTGATTTCACCATTGGTAGCCTGGGAAGCATTTTTGTAATAAGAGATATTTCCTTTGTAGGTATTCTGAATATCCTTCATGTCCTCAAGCTGCTGAGCTTTCCATGCCTGTTTCTCCATGGCTTCGGTATAAGCAGTGATTGCCTTGGATAGACTGTCAGTATTGACACCTAACTTTTTATCCGATTCAAGGTCTTTTTCATACTGCTTCACCTTTTTGTCGGCGGCATCCATTACCTTCTGATAAGCGGATAACTGGCCGCCTTCGGCTTCCTTGGTGGCTTCATCGAGAGCGGCAATGTCAGACGCAGTTTTGATTTTAGCTTCATCAATCTTATGTTTACGTTCGGCATCACGTTTCATGGTCTGCGAAATCTTGGACATATTAGTTACGTCCATGCCCAACTGACTTAAAGCATTCTGAACGGCTTCGTCCAACGCACGGGCATTTTCCTGTAGCTGAGCCGCATTGGCATTAACTACGTCGTTCCCCGGTCTTTCAATATTCCGCTCAAAGGAAACTGCGGCAGCTTCGGGAGAACTGGTGTCCACATTTGCAAAGTTGCTGGATTCATCACCCTGCATGACTTCGTAACGGGCATAGCCCATCTGAGCGTATTTGTCGTTGTAGTCGCTTCCTGCATATTCATGGAGGCCGGTAAGACGGCTACCCATCCACATGCCAATGCCATGGGCTCCACTGCCCTCTTCATTTTCACGTTCCGGGTAATAATCCATCGTATTGTCGGCATTTTCAAACATATGGGCCGCGCTCATGCCGATTGCGGCATTATAGTTCATGCCGGCGCTGATGTTCATAACTGCTTCCTGCACGGCATCAGAGAACATATCAAGCGTCGCTTTGGGAGCCTTACCACCGCCCTTAGAAGAACCTGCGTCTGGCTTCACATCGGTAGTCATGCGGTCAGCGGTGTTCCCTGCATCGGCTTCATTGGCAATGGCCTGTCCTTTGGCGTAATTGGACGATTCATCAGAATAGATATCCCATCCACTGTTATCACCATTGTCGTATGAACCGTCCCCATGGGCCCTGTACTGTTTGGCGGTATCAGAAAGGTTGCTGAAATCAAGGCCCTGCCGTTCAAAGTAGTCAAGCCCTATGCCGCTCTTACTTTCGTACTGGTTGTGGCCGTTATCGAGCATTTTCCATGCAAACCCGCCGACTGCGGCACCCACAAGCCCCACTCCGGTAAGAATGGGATGTTCCGCAAAGAGCCTGGCCTTACCAATACCCTCAAGGGTCTTGATGATGGCAGGGCCGTTCTCTACAAGGTTCTTGAATACATCAAGCAGGGAACCGACGGCCATGGCACCTATAAACACCTTATCGGCCACGTCAGCCATGGTGTTAGCAAGGGTCTTGTTCTCATCGGAGTTTTCCGCCACAAGGTGCATCAAGATGCCTAAACTCATGCTGAGTCCGGCAATCTTTCCCATCCATGCGATAGTCTTATCGGTCACGCTTTCAAGAGAGATGCCATGTTCATTGACTACCTGCGTGTGAGCGGTAATAGCTTCAGTAGCCTGTGCGGTCACGTTCATATGGTCTTTGGTGGCAATGACAGCTTTATCGGTGGCTTCTGCCACCTGCGTGAGGTAGTTGGCCAGTTCCTTATGAACTTCGATAGCCTGTTCTTCTGCACCCCTATCCATGAGGGCCTGTTGCAGGTTCTTGGACTCTTCGACTACACGTCTGACGGCTTGATAGGATTCTTCCCCTCCGATCTTAAAGGCATTCCCGAGGGCATTGATTTCGATAGCGGCTTCCGCGCTCGCCTGTTTTACTTCTTCGGTATGTTCGGCTACAAGACGGAAATTTTCTGCATACCGCTGAGCCGCATCCTGTGTCTCTGCAATAACCTGCGTAACGGAGAAGATATTCTTAGGGTCTATCTTCTGAAGGGAGAGAATAAACTGGTTCACGAATTCCAGTGCTTTTGCCTGTGCTTCCTGCGCAGACATTCCCACCTGCTTGAACTCATCAGAGATTTCATTTAAAAGGAGTTTGGCGGTATTCTTCTGTTCAGCAGGGACAAGTTCATTACCCATACCCATGAACGCCTTGAAATTGATTTCAGAAGCGGACATGTTCACGCCTTGATATGCTTTTGTCAGAGTCTCATCCCAAAGGCGTGCGGAGTTGATGGCCTGTTCAAAGACTGGATTGACTTTGCCCTTCATGCTTGCATGGAGACTGTCCATGAAACGCTCAGAGGTTACCTGCACTACTTCATACTGGTAACCGAGTTTCTCAAGGGCTGTGCGGAGCTTGTCTACTTCGTCCTGTTCCCATGCATAGACGTATTTCCCTTCCTTGGTCTTGTACGGGCCATTGGAAGTATCAAGTGACAAATAAGCATCAACGTTGGATTTTGCCTTGTCTCCACGGGTGGCGTTATGGGTGACTGCCTTTGCCATCTTGTCAATGGCGGCAAGTTCGGCATTGGCGGTATCTTTCACCTGTAATTTGCGGTCACGTTCGGCAGAGACAATCTTGTCAATGGACTTCATCTGCTCATCGTAGAGCTTGAGAATCCGTTCCTGTTCCGCTTCCTGGGCTTTCAGAAGGTCATTCTGCGCCTTAATCTGCTCGGCGGCCTTGTCACCTGCTTCAATGGCCTGTTTGATGTATTTATCGTAGCCATCCATGCCATACTTATTGGCAAGGCCCACGATATTATTCTGACGGGCCACGGCTTCTGCTTCGGACATTCCCATGCCCTGCCATTTAGCGGCAAGGTTAGTGATGGAGCCTGGGGCGTTCGACATGGCGTTCAATGTCTTTACATACGCATAGGCGTTCTCGGCGGTGTGAAGCATACGGGCGTAGGATTCTACTGCGCCGTCTACAAGAGCTTTCTCCCGTTCCTGTAAGGCAAGTTCCTCTTTGTGCTTTTCAATACGGCCTGTAATCTTGTCACGAATACCCTGGATAGCCTTGCCAATAGATGTTTGAGCATTGTAGTCAAACCGATTCATGGTGGCAATATTTGCAAGATCGTTCAATATGTCCTTGGTTTTGAAAGCCGCAAACCCTGCTACTACAAGTCCCAAATTATTGACGATGCTTCCGAATACGCCTTTAGCGGCATTGGCAAAGATGGAAAGATACGGAGAAGATGTCTCCCAAATGCTCTTGAGACTTTCACCAATCCGCATGATGGTCACAGAAACGTCAGTCAGGGCAGATGTAAAAGCAGGGTTTATCTGCCACTGGTACGTGGTCTTGTCGATGACTACAAGTTTCTTGGCAATGTCGCCCAAAATGTCGGAGTACACGTCACGGAGAGGGGACATGCCTTCGGCAATACCTCTCTGTAAGCCTTCCTTGATTTGGTCGAGCTTACCGGCTACCGTGTTGGAAGTCTGCGTGGTAGCCATCTCGAAACCTTTCATCTTGTTGATGAGGAAGTTGTACAGACCTTCAGTGGACTGCTTGGCGGCCTTGATGTCGGCATCGGTAATGCCCAAAGAAGTTGCCAGTGTGGAAGATGAAGGACGGATGCCGCCGGCTACAAGGTCACGCAGTTCCTGGATAATCTGATTAGATGGTAAACCCAGTGATTTAACGGCGTTCGTACCTACGGTAGTCAGCTTTTCAATCTGCTTGATGGTCATTCCGCTTGCAAGGCCGGGTCCTAACAGGGCGCGGAATGTGTCAATCAGTTCCTGCGCCGTTGCAGCGGTCTTGAGGGATTCAGACTGTAAGTCCTTCATTACCTGCTTGGAAACGGCCATAGCCTGGTTCCAGGTAGTCTGCTTTCCGTCAATCTTGGTCATAGAAGAAAGAATACCTGCCATACCAATCTGGTTCGTTTCAATCATATTGGCATAGTCATAGGCACCACCTACGATGGTTCCCCACAAGTCGCCCATCTTCTTGATACCCTCATAAATGACGGTATAGCGCATCACCGAGTAAATCAGTCGGTTTACCATCTTATCCATGTTGGAAACTGACTTAGCCGCCCCATCAAAGGAGTCCGCCATGTTGGAGACTCCTTTAGAAGAAGCGGAGTTCAGCTTAGATAATTCGGTATTGAACTGTGCAAGCGAACGGCCCCCATTGCTGAGAGAGCTCATCATTTTTTCATTGGCACGAGCGATGTTATTAAGCCCGGCGGTGGCGTTGTCCACCACCGTAATTCTAGCCCTTGTTTCCGTTACTGCCATTTCCGATACTCTCCTTTATAAGCAATGATTCAATAGTCCTTAATTTCATAAGCATGGGACGTGTGAGCCGTTCTCCGTACATTTCAGAAAATGCCTTTATGTCCTGCCAGTTTAGGCCGCTGATGAACGGTCTTTCCATGGTAGAGACATAATGCACACAGTTAGCCACCCTGAAATAGAAGTCAAGTGCTTTGACGTTGCCCGGCAGTGCATCGGGGCATCTGTCGGGGCAGTTCCTACAGTCAAGCACTTCACCTCTCTGCTTGGCAGCTTTACGGCAGGTTTCACAATACCTGGGGCCGCCGTTCATTCTCCATCCCCAGATATCCTTTAGTTTTTTTCTTCTTCGAGCTGAGAGGTTTCAGTGCGGTCTTTGGTCTTTACAAGCAGGTCGAGAATGGTGCCGGGTGTTACCTTGGTGGTCTTTACATCGATACCGTAAATCTTTTCGGCTACCCATTTAGCGGATTCAAGGGTCTTTTTGAAATTGGACACCTTGTCTTTTTCCATATCTGCGAGGAAGTCCGCATATTCTTCAAACTGTTCAAAAGTCATTGCTTTCGGTGTGATTTTCATGATAGTTCTCCTTTTTAGATACAAAGAAAAGCCATGCACCGTGGCATGGCAGTTCTTCATATGATTGATTAGAAATCGTAAGATGGGGTGTCGTTGGTCAGGGTGAACTGGATGCAGGTTCCCTGTCCGGACGCTTTGTAGAAGGCGTTGAAATCAAGTTCCTGCGTGATACCCTTGGTGCCGTCAATGGACGGGGTCTTGCGGGCAAACTGGACTTCCGGCAGGTCAATCACAAGTGACTGCTTGCCATCGGCGTTCGCCAGTTTAATCTGAATGGCGGTAGAGGTTGCATTGATTGCACGGTCTATAAAGGATTCATCGTCAAAGAAAGCCGTGAGCTTGCCAGTCGGTGAAATGAGTCCTTCATTAATACGGGTTCTGTAGCCCTTGGAGCCGATTGCATAACCGCTATCATCAAGACCGAATGCAATGGTGAGGGACAGTTCGGTTACGACTGCACTTTCCACGCCGTCGATCAGAATAGAAGACTGGAAATTGTTCAGCCTGTTAAAACTAACTTCAGTAATTCCTGTGGTAGTTACAGGGTCTTTGCCAATGGTTTCATCGCATCCGAGGAGTCCGGCACGAAGTGTCAGTTCGCCGTCTCCGCCGAAAGAGGTTTCAAGCTGGTTAACTTTAGTCCCTTTGATGATGGAATACAGGCCGTTTGAAAATGCCTTTTCAACGGTGAAAGACGGCTGAGTCTCACCTGCTTTAAAGGTGTGAGTGTAAAGGCCGGTAGAATCACCTGCGGCGGCGCTTGTCGGATTGCCGAAAGCGGCGGCAAGCAGATAGCCGGTAGCGGTGAGGTCAAGCGGAATCGTGAGGTCGCCGGTGGTGTCCACGTTGCCTAAAATCGGCTGCACGGCATCACGTCTTCCGGTGATGGTGGCAGGTGCCGTGGTGTTCTGAGAGGAAGAAAAGGTATTAGAGTTGAATGGAATCTTATACCCTTTAATCGCAGTCGGAAGCGTTTTGAGAGAAGTTTCCGGGTAGATTCGGGTTTCCGAATACACGCCCATAGCCTGAGACATAGAAAAACCTCCTTATAAATCAAAATCTTCTTGGTAGCTTGTACCAATGTGCTGATAGATTCGTTTGGAAATCTGCATCCTTCCTAGCCAATGCTTACCGGCGGGGTCTAATGGAAAAGGACCTGCGGTTTCCACCTTGGAACACGGGCGCAGATTCTTTTTCGGGTCGTTCAATACATTCTCAATGAGTGTCATGAACTTGGCTCCGACATCAAACAAATCCGGCATGAGAAGGCCATTTTCGTCCTCAACGAGTTCAGACTTTTCGCCGCCCACGCCAATATATATGGTGAAGGAATAAGAGCAGAACTCCACGTTCTGCCCCTCCTGCTTTTGGAAATCGGTTATGACAATGTAAGGTGTCTTATCAAGTGTAGGTTCCTGTGAACGAAGCGTATCACCAACAAAGACTGTCACGGACTTTTTGAACTGCTCATTGCAGAAGTCCGCAATATCATTATCTTTTCTGAGTTTCTTGCCCAGTCTGATAAGAGCGTCCGAAATATCAAAATTCTGCATCATGCCCTGTAAATCCTATACTTTCTTCGGTTCTTCTTACCGAACTCAACATTGCCATTCATGTAATCCTCAACCTTCTTGTCGATAAAGGCAGGGAGTTTAGGCTCCACTTTCTGCATTGTCGGCAAAAATATAGGGCGGGACGGGGTTTCCAGTTCCGTTTTTTTCGCGGAAAGCGGATAGATGAACTTGGAGAAGTCGTGACTTGCAAGAGCTTCCTTGCCGTACTTGGCAATCTCGGCCTTGTAAACCGCAAACCACCTGTCACGGATTGACTTGGTGACTAGCTGAACGCCGCCTTCTTCGTTATACCGTCCGTACATGGCAGATGTCCTTGATGTCCAACCGATATCAACGGCTGATGCGTCTTGGTTGTACGCATAGCCGATAGCCCTTGCCATCTGCCCGTAAAGGAAGGTAGACGCATGGCCTCCCTGGAGTTCACGCCTTGGGGGCCTTGCGCCTTCGGTAAACCACTTCCTCTGCCAACCGGCAGATTCGGAAGCCAGCTCACCGCTCCTCACGGTTTGTTTGATGTACTTCTGTACATGGAAACCAATGGACTTGGAAACAGAACTTACGAACTTCCTGTTCCGTTCAAGGGCGTGTTGGACGGTGGGGGAGAGTTCGTCAGACACGCCGATTTCAATCATGTCCATGTTATCTCCACCCTCTTTCGTCCTTCGAAGCCATAACAAGGTAGTGGGAACCCGGTACATCATGTTCAACTATCTGAGCCACGGAGTAGTTGTCTCCATGGTAGACGATTGAATCGCCTTCATGAGGCGTTACGCCGTTCGGGTCGGATTCGTCATCGCAGAGGGAAAACAAGGCGATGTCTGCAATATTCGCATTCTCAACCTGCGTATGCACGGCGTTCCAGTCACTGCGGGACATGGATGCGCCGATATAAACTAGCGCCACGATGTCACGTCCGTTATAGGTGATCGTCTCGCCGAGCCTGTCGGTTGAGAAAAAAGCCTTCCGGCTGATTCGCCGCTGCGCATCCAACATTCCCATGTGGTGTCACTCCTTAAAAGTTAATGCGTACCTGGATTTCGGTATCGTCTGCGGAAGCATCAGCCCACGCGGTGCCGAGAGCCACGCCGGAAGTGCCCTGTGTAGCGGTTACTGCATCAGACACCATGTATACCTTGGTTCCTGCGGTAATGTTTTCAGAAGCCGTCTTCGGGAACTTGTACACGCCTTCAACGGCGCATGCAATGGCTTCACCGACTTCTGCGGAGTGGGAAGCAACGCCCACAATAGAGCCAATCTGTACGACTTCATTGTATGCAACGGCTTTGGTTGCTACATAGTCGATAATTGTACCTGCTTTGTAGAATACACCAGTCATTATTATTCACTCCCCTTCTTACTGAACCGGGTTCTTAACGAACGGTCTGTAGTCAATCAGATTGAAACCGAAATCAGTCCACATCTGATATTCAATGCCGAGATGGGTCTGAGGAATGACAGTTCTGGTCATAGGACGGTCAACGCCGTTCAGAGTGGTCAGTTCGATACCTTCCATTTCCTGCGGACGGCCAATAGCATAGAATGCATTGCCGGAGAGGTAAGGAGAGGTAAACAGTACCATGCGATTCTGCATCGGGTTAGCCACGCCGTTGTGTGTAGCGGCAGGGTCAGAAGTAGAATTGAGTAACTGTTCATGTTTCACACTTGCGTCGTCGGAAGCAAGGATATAGGCCGGATATACGCCGATAAATGCCTTGCCTTCGGAGTCCTTCTGCTGATGCATGAGCTTTCTTGCTTCTGCATAGCCTTCAACGGAGATGGACAGTGCGGTAGAGCAGATGTTGCCATGCTTTTTGTCGAACGGCACCTTGTTCAGAAGCATGTCAAAGAACATCTTTTCTTTGAGACGTGCAAAACCTGCGGACTGCGCAGCAATGGCACGGGCCACGGTGCCTATGTCGTCGTTGATGAAGATTTCACGTGTCAGAGCGATAGCCTTACCGTAAGTGGAAATGCTGGTCTGTACTCGTTCATCTTTCATGGTCTGATAAGCAAATTCATCAGATTCAGGGCTCATGAGTTCAGGTTCACCATCAAGGCCGATACGGTATTTATATGCCGGTTTGAAATCGGAGTTGCTTCCTTTGGAGACAAAGTTCTGATAAATAGTCGGCTGTTCGGTATAGCCTTCCAGCATGGTCTTGTTTGCGAAACCATCAACGATGGATACGAACTGTTCTGTACCCATGGCTCGAGAGAAACCGCCGAACATCTTCTCAAAGATACCGCCTGGGGTCATGAGGCGGAGGTCATAGTCGGAAATGTCGCCATAACCTGCGGAACGGGACAGGCAGACTTCTGCAAGGCTTCTGAGAGAAGCATGAGAGAATGCGTCTGCACCTTCACAGGCATTGGCACGTTCAATCACGCCATAGTGAAGTGCAAGGCCATCCACAGCTTTGTTGTGGAATTTTTCCTTGTCATCTTCGCCCATGCGGATATTGACTCCAGCTGCCTGATTGCGTTTGGAAAGTTCATCAAGGACTTTCTTTCTTGCGTCATCAATGGTACAGTTCACGTCGTCCACAAGGGAACGCTCAAATTCTTCGGCCATGCCGAACTGGCGGCACACACTGGAAATAGCAGTGATTCTTTCATGTTCTGCCTTCCTTGCTCTTGCGGCGGCGGCCTGTACTGCGGAATCATCGTTCTGTGCTACGGGTTCCGGAACAGAAAGGTTCTGTTTGTTTTTTGGATCCATTACTGGTTCTCCTTTACTTTTACAAAAAATATTAATTTCTTTTTCAGCGTTCATGTCCCTGCCTACGGCGCATCCGGGGTCAGCCGGAAGGGAAACAACACTGATTTCAAACGGTGCCCATCTATCGGTAACGTCCATGTCGGTGTCATAGGTTTCACCCCTGTATTCATTGCCTTTCTCCACACGTACAGTGTGCTGGCGTTCATAGCCGACACTGATACCACGGATGGAGCCACTATTGATTTTTCCGAGAATCTTATTGGATTCTTCATCATCATCAAGAGTGATGGATGCCCGAACCATACCCGCTTCATCGAAGCTGATGGATTCAACTTTGCCGATAACCGTGTCCCTGTTGTGGTTAAACAGGACAGGCATCACACCGGCATCGAACCGGGTAAGGTCTACATTTTCCCTGTTGCAGAGGCACCGTTCCGGGACAAACCAGTTGTCACACGGAGCGTCTGTCATGAAAGGGAAAGAGAATGTACGGCATTCCTTATCGTCATTGGCTTTAAGGGCCGTACTTCTAAATGCATTAAGTTTGATTTTTGTTTTCTTCTCCATTGTCTTCCTCCTTTCCATTGACATCTGTATTTGAATCTTCCATTGAGAATGAAAGATTAATACCTTTTTGTTTGGCATAAGCCTGTACGTCTGCCATCTCATCAATCCGTTCCTTCCAGTCCTGCCCGTGTCTTGCCACGTAGTCTTGGAAGGAAACGCCGCCATTGGCAAGCAGGATTGTATCCGCCTGAGCTTCTTTCAGCGGGTCAATCCAACCTGCGGAGGAAGTCAGCCATTTGGCTTCGTAGAAATCATCGTTATTGATGTCGAACCCCGTGCCGTCCAAAAGTCCCTTGAGGTAGCAGATTTGAATGAACCGCCTGTAGAGCGGTCTCAAGAAATACTCCTCAAGATAAACCTTTACACGGCCATAGGTGACATTATCCATAACAAGGTTCTGCCGTGCGGAAGAGTAGTTGACTCTTTCCACGTTTCGGCTTGTGCTTTCAAGGGAAAGTCCGAACACGGAAGCGATACCTCTCTGCTGAGTAGCGATATGGTTATCGGCTTCGTTGGCCTGCCCAGTGGGGAGCAGGAATTTGGCGTGTTCTCCGTTGTTCAGGTATTTGACTGAACCACCTTCGATGTGTTCGATACGGCGTTCGTCATTGGTATTGATTGCACGGCCCGGAGCGTTGATGGTGTTATCCGTTTCAATGTATACGGACGTACAGGCCGCCGTTTTCTGCTGGAAGGAAATCGCATCGTTGTAGTCCTTCAAGTCCTGTGCAGGGCCAATAGCCGAGTGGAAAGGAGTGATTTCACGGAACTGCGATACCCTTCCCCGTTTCCATAGGAAGATGACATCTTCCGCCCTGTACCTTACAGGGGGAAGAGGCGTGTAGCCGTCCGGCGTTGTCTGAGAGAGCCAGTAGGCAACAGGAACGGCTGATTCAGTCATTTCCACTCCATTCACGATGACATTCCCGTTCTCAGCTACCACCATGGATTCATCAAGTTCGTCCACTTCATGGAGCTGAATAGTCAACGGGATCTTCCGTTTCGGGTCAAGCGGGAAGGTCGCCATAACCCCGCCGTCATAAAGCATCCGACGGAGAATCAGTTCGACTAAATCGTCAAGCGACTGCTGCTTAGTCCAGTCGCAGTTTTCATGGTGACACCATGTGTCCCACAGTTTCTCGATACGGTCGTTGAACGCATCGGAAGGGGACCGGGCCTGCATATTGAACCCCACGCCAATAACATTGTTCGCGAAGGCTTTTTCAATGCCGCCGGCGGTAATGGAGTTTCGTTCAAGGCTCCTTGCCCTTGCCCTCAATACATCACGGCTCACCCTGTCCACGGCGTCGGCGTAGGCATTATCCATCAAGGAAATCCCTGCGTCCTTTCGTGTCTCATAGGCGCCGGCATAGCCGAAATAGCTTGCCCTTTCGGCCTTGCTGATAGCGGCACGGCGTGGACTGAACACGGACTTCACATCGTCCATGTAGTCCCCGATTCGAGCCAGTAGTGTTCTTTTGCTCATCCCATGCCTCCAAATTTAAGCAGGACAGTATCAGTGTTTCCATTGCTGCCGCCATAGGAAGCAATGGCCTGGTCTACTGCGGCAAGACGGGAAAGGACTGTATTCAAGTCAACCTGCTTCACTCTGCCGTCGTGGGTCTGAAATTCCTGTCCGCCCTCAAGGATGTTTTTCCTTGTCTGTTCGAGAAGGGCCTTTTCTTCTTTCAGTTCTTCAAGAGTCATGTTTCATCACCTTCCAAAGGGACTGTAGGTATATCCGCCGGAGCTTTCCTGTCTCGCCTGCGGAACCTCTATTTTCTGTTCCTGTAACAATCTGACGTTGCACACATCGGCGGCAACATAGGCGTATACTTCGCAGTCAAGGTAATGGTTAGGACGTGCGGAGGAAATCTCTCTCCACACTTCTTCGTTCCCATCAAGTACCTTCTGCTCGGCGGTAATCATATCTGCGTATTCTTCATCAGTATCAGCATCCACGTCCCATGAGCCTGCATTTCCCACCGGCTTGTTCATGCGGTAGTAAATAAGGTCTTTGTACTTGTTCGTATCGACTTCGTACAGTAACTGGGACTGTACCCACCGTGAACCGTGGTCTCCGGGGTTGAGCTGCTTAACCTGGTAATACTTTGAAATCTTGTGGTTCAAGCCTTTGACAGGTATGGTCAATGGATAGTTTTCATAGCAGAGGTCATAAATGCGTTCGGATTCAAACCCTGAGTCAACGGCGCATAACCTCACCATGAGAATCTTGTCGGAGCCCTCTATAGGCCACTGCGTATTCATGATGTTGATGATGTCATCAAAGGTCTGTGCATCACCGTTCGCTATCTTCTGTGAACGCATTCCTGGGCCCCATGCACGGATAACCCAGTAATAGTAGCCCTTCTGACAGTCAACACCGGCAGTGAGCATCTGTGCCCACCGTGGCACGATACCGGCAGGAACATCGGTCTTTTTATCAAGTACCTGTCTTGCCTTTACCTGTGCGGTCTTTGATTTCCACGGTTCCCCTAACCATGAGTTCACGAAGTTCATGAGCTGAGTCGGGTCGTCCTTGGATTTCAAAAACTCACGGGCACATTCATAGAACTGTACCCATGGGGAATAAAGGGTATTCAATCTGAAACCCACGGTCTTGGGCGTGAAGGAAAGTTTCTCATCCGCTATCCACTTACCCCTGCGGAGCATACCGATTTTGTCACGGTCGCGGATATGGTGCTTGCACTTCTCGCACATATAGTAGGTTTCATGAGACAGTCTGTATTCGTCATCCGTGTTCGGGAACTTGAGGTTCTTGAACTCGAACACTTGGAAATGCCCGCATTCGGGGCATGGGACGTAGAATCGGTAGTGGGCCTCGCTTTCCTGATAGGCCTTGTACACATAGCCGTATTCGGTTGTCGGCGTGGACATGACAAGAATCTTTCTCCACGGCCAGTTTTTAGTACGTTCCTTGACAAGGGAGATTGGATTAGCTTCGCGGCCAGTCCACAATGGATATTTATCAACTTCATCCATGATTACCCTTGGGATAGGCCACGATGCGAGCTTGGCAGGTGAGTTGGCACCTGTCAGACGGATGAATCCACCGGTGAACCTTACCATGAGGGCCTTGCTTCGGTCAGCACCCGAAACCTTCTTGGCGACTGACGGCGTGTTCTTGAGGGCCTTCTGAAGACGGTCAATAGAAAAGTCCTTGGCTAAATCCTCATCTGGCATGACATAAAGGATACGGCACGGATTTCTGTCAATCGTGTAACCGCATATATTGATACCGGCTTCGGTGGCCCCTACCTGTGAAGGTTTAAGGAAGGTCGTCACCTGCGTGGTCTTGTCCGTGAATGAATCCATAATGGCTTGCAGGTAAGGGGTATTGCTTGTTTTCCATAAACCTGCGGAAGGAGATTCTTCACGGGTAAGGATTCTATGGTGGTCTGCCCATTCACTTACCGTTTCCGGCGGCGGGGGCAGGAACGCCTGTCTTGCGTTTCTTATAGTGTCGTTTAGGTTTTTCTCCCACATCTTTCTGACTGTCGGAGTTACCGCCTTCTGCAAGTCTTTCGAGGCACCCGCTAACGGCATCTGCTACCACCTCCCTACAATCCTGTGCCACCTCCGGGGAAATCGTATAAATCCGTGCCTTGACTTCTTCGGGAAGCTGCAGAAGTTTTTGACGGATATCCAGGTATTCCATCTCAAGAGAATCTTTGACCTGTTCCTGTGGAATGAGTTCACCCATCATCTGAAGGGTGACCATCTCTTCCTGCTTGGCTTTTTCAGACTTGTAGTCAGCTTCGGCCTTCAATTTCCTCGCACTGTCAGACATAGCGGTCTTGCCTGTCTGCAAGGTGTCGTTCCGGGCAGCGATAAGGTTCTTGAAATCCACTCTTGATTTCTCAATTGGGAAATCATGATTGTTAATCCAATCCTGCAAGGCCCTCTGTGTCACGCCGAGATTCGCAGCCGCCACAGTTACCGAACAAAGGATGTGCTTGGTTTCACTGAGTTCGATTAATGGCTTCCTTGGCATGACATCACCTTTCCCGCACGAAAAAAGAGGACGTATTTGCGTCCTCTATAAATTCTTACGATACTATTTTAGCACATCAATAACTATCATTTTCAATCATAATTACTATAACTAATAGGCATTTGTCATGGACATTAACCAACGATAGTATTCGTGCCCGAAACACTCAACCCCTCGTTTTCGTAGCCTGTAAATCTGCGCCTGTTCATAGTTTTCAGCTGCCATGATTTCTTCAATGGGAAGTGCGGAGATGTAGTAGTCGGTAAGTATAGGGATATATCTGTCATCCGACAGGGCGTTGATTCTCTGCCTTGCCGTCTCCCGTGCTTCAATTAGGTAGATTTTCTTCTTGGCTATGCCGGTCAATATGTTGTCAACGCAGATAAGCCGTGAAGAAATATCACCGTCACCGCCGCCGTCCACACGGTCTTTGGAATAGTCGATACCGCTGATATTGTAGAGCCTCGAGCGGGTCTTCTCCTCATCACGGGACAGTGCTTCAATCCTTTTGTCAATCCGGCGTATTTGAGAAAGATATTCTTCGGCAGTCATACATACACCTCACTTCCGTGGGTCAATCTTCTCGCCCTTCAGAACGTCAACCGCCCATTTCGTATACTGTAGGGCCTTTTCCATATCCTGGAGCTCATGCCCCTTGAACCTTGAGCGGAGAACGTACTTCACGGCGTTTCCTTTGCAGAAGCCATACATCTCCTGCACGTTGAAGTACATCTGCATGATTTCAATAGGTTCTACATCGCATTGGTTGTAATGGGACTGGGCAATAGCCATGCCCGACCTGTCCCCATTCTTCCTGAATCCAATCCGCAATGCGTCCAAAGACTCTAAATCTTCCTTACCGTCCATTTGTCTTCCTTCCTTTTCATTTCCTCAACCTCATACCTTGTATCCTTGAGCTGGTTCATGATGTCACCGTTGAAAGATGATTCCCATTCAATCTCCTGCCGTAAATCTTTGATTTCAGCATAGATGAGGAAACCAAATATTGAAGTGAGCATAGCGACTACGATAACCATTGCAAATATTACTTCCATAATCATTTCTCCTGTCCGGCTTTCCATTCACGGTAAAGCTTAAACCAATCATGCGCATCCATGGTGACTTTCCACTTGGTGTTGTTCTTGCGGTGGAGTACGATAGGAATCCCATGGTCTGTTTTCTCTGAATCCCCTGTACTCTGCGCCAGTGCATCGTCAATATTCAGGTGTTCATTCCGCTTTACCTCGACATGAATGAGGGGAAGACCTACAATGTCAGCGGAGCCTTCCGGGGCATTTCCACAGTACTGTGCCGTGCGGTGGCAGTCAAAACCTTCGGCCTTGCAGAGCCTTACGGATTCCCTTTCTCCGGCGGCACCTTTTTGCTTACTGTTAATCATCACTAACCACCCCTGTCACATAATCCTCAATGCATTTTTTGAGAAAAAGCCAATTATGAACATCACAGTCATCACCTAAACGGTTCTCGCTTTCAGCTTCAACGATATCCGTATAGATAACATGGATGTCATTCCGTGTTAGGTAAGGCAGTACGTGCTTGATGTAACTCACGGTGTCACTCACGATGTAGTTTCTTCTTCCTAAAGCGTACCTTACGGCAGACACCATCATTTCACTGAACCTTTCGCCACATGGCACGGAAACTGACCGCATGGTTTCAATCGGGCTGCTTGGAAGATGTTTCTTTGCTGGTCTTTTTACCATCATCAATCACCTGTGCTTCCCATTCCGCCTTCCCTCTTTCCGCCGGAAATATCATCATCGGTCAGAAAGTAGGAAAGAAAAATACCCTGTCCTATCTTGTCGCCTTCTTTTACCTCAAGCGGTTCACTGCCATGGTTCGTGAAAGCGAAAGCGATATTCCCATCGTTGTCAGCATTCCCGTAGTAGTCGGAATCAATCACTCCAACGGCGTTTGGGATTGAAATCTGTTTCTTGAATCCCCACGAAGAGCGTTCAAAAAGAAGCAGAACCGTATCTTCCGGCATCTGAGCCTTTACCCATGTTTTCACAAACAAGGTATGTCCAGGGGCAATCACAAACGGGTATGCCGAAAAGAAATCATACCCTGCTGAACCCTTTGTGCTGCGTTTAGGCAGCTTCACTGGAAACGGACAATTCTTTACCACTTCAAACTTAATCATTTCTTTTCTCCTTTCATTACCAACAATCAATTTCAATATTGGCTTCGTCCTTGAGGCATTTAGCCAGTTCTTCAAGGGTAATGTACCCTTCTTCGTAGCACTTGTAGGTGTCCATACACAAGTCGATGAATCTTTCCACCCTGCCATTCTTCTTCATAAGCTCACCATAATGGTCATGGATAACCATGGCCGGCACCGCCAGCATGAGGTTGAATGCCATTTTGCATCCTTTCTCCGTGGCTTCTTCCTTCATGCGGTCAATGTCAGACTGCTTTATGGATACCATGGGGTCTTTTCTCTTAATACCCAATCTGCGTCTTTCCTGCCTGTTCATTTTATTTCACCTGCCACGGGTAGCTTTCCATCCTTGTCAAGGCTTTCGATGTCGGCGAGCACAAGTGCTACCTCATCAATAGTAAGACTGCCGATAACATCGTCGGTGATTTCGGATTCATACCACAGTTGTCCTCCACGAAGCACGGCTACTTCAAAAAGCCCTGCACCGTTTCCACGGCTCATGAAGTTCCTTATCACGCTTGCACCGAATCCATTAGGGAAGCAATACAGATACTGAATCCACAACATCTTCTGCTTTCTAAACAACGGCGGATTAACACAGAACCCTTCACATTCCCACGCCTCATACGGTGTGTAAGAGCCAAAGTGAAATTTTGCGTCTTTCGGCCTGATTTGTTTCAGCTCTGGATAAAAAGCCATATACCACACCTCTAATCATGCAATTCATAATTATCTCTGAACCCGTCACGGTAACCCTCACGATATTCGGTTTTGTAAGAAGTACTTTCAAAACCGACCTTTTCAACTTTCGGGGGTATCTTGACTTTATCGGGATTTACAAAAATGCTGGATTCGGTACATGCATCGCGGATTGCCTTAAGACAGTCGTAGCAAAGGCAGAAAGTATCTTCGCTATCATCGATTTCAAACTCTACCAAGTCACTATTGCCCCTGCAAATACTGCAATGTTTGCCTTGGTCTTTTTCTGGTTGTCTCATCCTAAATCTCATAACCACTTCACCTCAACTTCACGCCGAATAGAAAAATGATAATGTAGTTTTCCATACTATGCCTCCCTGGCTGTAATCCGTCCGTCCTTCCAAACCATGCCGCTTTCCTATTTGGACTTCAATTCCTCCACTTTGATGAAAACACCTTCATGTTCTTCATAGCTTTTCGATAAGCTCAGCAGGTAAATCTGGGAATCGTCCTGCCAGAAGCCGCACACGGTCATACAGTCTGCCAGCCCCTTCTCCAAATTGTCCAAATCGGGCTTAGTGGTTTTTGGCCTCCCCGGGTTATGTTTCTTATCTTTGAAGCAGAACATCAGGCAGAGGGAGATGGGCCCTTTTGCCGGCTCTGCAGGCGCATGAGGCATTAGGGCGGAAATATATTTCTGCCTGATTTCCACCAGTTCAGGCGGAGTGTAGAGCACCGCCTGGCCTTTAACTGTGCGGAGCTTCTTTTCCTGAAATGTTTTTGTAGGTACCTTCATGGGAAGGAAGAACTGATTCGTTTTCACATTTACCTCCTTACTGGACACAGGAATCTCTCATTTCCTGACATTCCTACTAAAGGGATGGAGGTAGGGAAGGGTGTGTGGCGCAGCTTCTCGCCACACCCTTTCCCCTACATCCCTCGGTTTTTCTTTAGGGAAATTCCTATATATATAAACTGGTTTTTCCAAATATTAGCAGAATATTAGAGTTACTCATTGCGGTATACTTTACCTTCACCGCATTTGTATTTTCCGTTTTGTTCGATATATGATTTCACAGTTCTTTCAGAGACGTCGAAGTATTCTGCCATGGCCTTGACCGTCACCGGCTCATCTCCTATAGACAGGGCTTCATACGCCGTATCTACCTGGACTACGCGGCTCTCCTTTTTCGCTTTCTTTACCAGGTTCCCTGCTTCCCGCCCTTTGGCCTGAATATCAATCAGGCTGCCTTCTTCAGCGGCCATGTTCAGGAAGCCTGCCTCATCCGGCACATGGATGGGATACTGGAACCATACATTTACCGGTTCGAATGCTGGGAATTCGCGGAGCGTTCCGGAGATACGAAAGGCCGTAGGCTTGGACCGGACGCCTGCTGCCCTGTCTGCCTCCTCATCGTAGGGCGTTTTATTGCTATTCGATACCGCCAGGGGAATCATGTCCAGAATGGCGTCGGGGTCTCTTGCAAAGACACCGGAACCGGAGGACCGGTCGATTGACCGCTTCATCCCCTGGCCGCCTTTGGAATGGTGATGGCAGTAAATGACAGCGCTGTGCAGCTCGCTGGCTATTTTGTCAAATTGGTTGCAGAAGTGTGCCATTTGGTCTGCGCTGTTTTCATCCCCGGTAATGACCTTGTAAATGGGGTCGATAATGACAGCGGTATAATGCTTCTTCGCCGCTCTCCGGATTAGCTTGGGAGCGAGCTGGTCCATGGGGATGGCCTCCCCTCGCAGGTTCCAGATGTCGATATTTTCTAGATGGTCGGGACTGATGCCCAGCGCCTCGTACACATCGCGGAAGCGATGGAAGCAGCTCGCCCGGTCCAGTTCGAGATTGCAGTAGAGTACACTCCCCTGCATACACTGGAACGTGTCCAGCCATTTCTTGCCCTCTGCGATAGCAATGCACATCTCAATCAGCGCGAACGACTTGCCCGCTTTTGACGGCCCAGCAAGAAGCATCTTGTGCCCCATGCGGAGCACATTATCAATCAGCGTGGGCGCCAGATCCGGCATATCATCCCATACACTGGCCAGGCTTTCCGGATCAGGCAGGTCATCATTAAGACTTTCCACCCATTCCAGCCACTCAGCATAATTCTTCTTGCCGATGTTCGTGGCCATGAGGAACTGTTTGTGCCCATTCCTATAGACGCCCGGTAGCCGGGAAAGCCTGGAAGGGTTACGGTCATTATCATCCACCATAAGGCCGTTATGCTTGCAGATGTCGTAGAGCTTCTGTACTCGTTCCTTGTACTCCGCCAGGTTCGCCGCATCAATGTGGACAATGGCGTGGATGGATTTCTTTCCGGAGAACACCAGCGCCGCCACAGGGAGCTCCATCTTCCGGATGAGTTCTTCCTGCAGGCCCGGTGCCATGGAGTCAGACTCCACAAGCGCATAGCGGTAGTCTGCCACGTTGATATTCTTTACGCCCTGACCATCGAAAGGATTGAAACGAATCCACGCCCCGGCATTGGGATCATAGTCGCCCATGGCATAGCCGATAGCGTCATTGGTAGACATTTCACCCTTCTGAGCCTTCAGCTTGTACTTCTTCAGCTGTTCTACGAAATGCCCGGCAGTCAGTTGATACGTACCGGCCGATGGCACATAGCGTCCATCCTTCTCATAGGACTGCATACTTACGGCCACGATATCATCCGGAAGGAAGATGGCATTCAGATAGGCGATCATGTCTCCCATCTGGTCCCAGTCCTCCGGTTCCTTGATTTCCTTCTCCGCTTCCAGATAATGGGTGTCTACGATCTGCACATCGGAAATCACGCTGTCCCATTCCAGAGCTCGGTCCGGTTCTGATTTCTTTTTCGATGACCATCCTCTTGTCTTGGCCATCTGGGTGATTGTGGCCCCAGTGACAGGATCCGAATTTCCCTGAAAGGATTTCCATTTCATGACGCATTCCCCTTCATGAAATCGGGCGCTGTCATTCCGTGACCACTCTTCCCATACCTCATAGGGATACCCCTCATGCTGCAGGGCCATGCCCACCTGCAGCCATTCATCATAACTACAGGAAGCAGGGTCTATGGAAGATAGAGGGTCCCTTAAATCGAATTTCATCATAATCCTTCACCAACGAATAATTCCGGTTCCGGCATGTAGGATGCAGGATCTATGCCTTTGGGAATCATCCAATGATTCTTGGAAATCCGGGCAATCATGCTGTTGGCAGAGCTGAAGCTCCATGTCCCCACGTGCATGAATCCCCTGCTTTCCAGAAATCGAATCTGTTTCGGCGTGGACAGCCCTGCATTCTTCCGTTTGACCAGCTTGTCAATGATAAGACTGGCCTTGCCTGCGTTTTCAATGTCATCCGGAAGAATACCGAACTTTTCCAGTGTCTGCAGCTGGTTCTTGCTGGCCGGTGCCATTTCCCATGCAAAGGTGGGTACATAGCCGGAAAGGTCTTCTGCCTGGATAGACATTTCGTATTGGAGAGGGTCTACCAGCTTCCGTTTCCTTGCCTTCATGGCCTTGAGCTGTTCTGCCAGGGCATTTTCCCTTTCCTCGACGACTTCTTCCCTGGACTGCTTTTCCGCATCCTCGATATCCACGGCTTCGCCGGAAGCTTCCAGGTCTTCTGTCATGCGATCAGCGATTTCCTGCGTCTTACAGATCAAGGAAGCCGGACGGCAGAGGTCGTGTTTTGCGGTATTCCAAAGGAAATCAAGGATAAGCAGGTCTTTTTTCCCCGGGGAAATCCTTGTGCCCCGCCCGATGCACTGGCAGTAGAGTGAGCGGATTTTCGTAGGCCTGAGCATGACTACACAGTCTACTGATGGACAGTCCCATCCTTCGGTGAGGAGCATGGCGTTGCAGATGACGTTGTACTTCCCATCTTCAAAATCTTGCAGCACCTGTGCCCTATCCCGGCTGCTTCCATTGACCTCTGCCGCAGAAAATCCATAATGTCTCAGAATAGCTGTGAATTTCTTCGCTGTTGCTACCAGAGGGAGAAAAACCACGGTCTTCCGGTCTTTGCAGTACGTCTTCATTTCCTCTGCTATTTGCTCCAGATAGGGGTCCAGAGCCGTCCCAAGCCCTCCGGCCGAGTAATCACCCGCTGACATGGATACCCCGCTTAAATCCAGTTTTAGAGGGATTGTCTGTGCTTTGATTTTGCAGAGATAGCCATCCCGCACTGCCTGGGGAAGAGAATATTCATAAGCAAGGGAATCAAAATAGGACCCCAGGCACATGAGGTTATTCCTTTCCGGTGTGGCCGTTACGCCAAGTACATGGGCCTCCGGGAAATGTTTTAAGATACGCTGGTAGCTGTCTGCCAGACAGTGATGGGCTTCATCGATGATGATGCTCCCAAAGGCATCCGGAGCGAATTGGTTCAGCCTTTTATCCCTCATGAGTGTCTGCACGGAACCCACTACGATGCGGCGGAAACTGTGCAGGCTTGTTTCATCTGCCTTTTCCTTTGCACAGAGGAGACCTGTTGCCGATTTGATTTTTTCCTGTGCCTGCGTCAACAGCTCATCCCGATGTGCCAGGATAAGGACTTTTGAGCCCCTGCGGACTTCGTCCCTGGCAACATTGGCAAAAACAATAGTCTTGCCCGTGCCTGTCGGAAGAACGAGCAGGGTCTTTTTATGGCCCTGCTCCCATTCCTTTTCGACGGCCGCAATGGCTTCCTTCTGGTACGGCCGAAGTTCCATGATTAGAACGTCCCGGCCTTATAGCCTGCGGCACCTGCAGGTTTATCCTCTAACGGTGGAAGATAGCGACGTACTTTATTTCTCATTTCTCCGTTATATTCTTCGTTGCGAAGCTCTAAACGTCCGGTAGCTCCAACGATATGGTTCCAATCCATTCTGAGTTTGCCTCCGACTTCCATCTGACCGATAGAAACAAAGAACTGTGCTAATGTCCATGCGCGATTTGCTGTGAGAAATAATTGATCCTGCGCATAACCTTCTCCCTGTTTATCACCGTGAATGATAAGGCCCAGAGTGGCCTTATTACAGGGCGGAATCTTAGCACTTCCCGCATGGTGGCCTCTTTCGAATTTAGTTACTGTAAAGTTGTAGACCCCCGGTTTGAGAAGAACGAAACTCTTACTATCATCTGTAATTTCGCTGTCCCAGTCCAGCGTCTTATCTGAAGCAGCGGCATCCGGCTGTGCGGATCCGAACTGTGAGAAATTGCCATGATTGTTGTATTCTGCCATTTTGAAATCTCCTTATGCCTTAAACGGTGAAATATTATTGATAATGAACTGTTTGATCTGGTCCCAGGCTCCGATGAGGACGCCGTCGATGAAATTATCCGGATAGTCGCCAAGCTTCATATCGTCCGGGAAATACCCTTTCATGGCCACGGCCTTCACAATTTCTTCTTCCGTGATATCGTTCTGCTTCATCAGCTGATATACCTTATCAAGGAGCGGGTTATTTGGCTTTGCCGCAGGAACCTGCGGCGTTTCCTTTGTAGTTGGTGGTTCGGGTTTCGCCGGCGCTTCTGGAACCGGAATAGGCTTACTCTTGACGATTTCCTGTACCTGCCCTCCATCCGGAATGCACTTGGCGATATAGCTGTAATCAAAGGGAAGCTTCTCCGGCAGGTTGAACCGGTTCTTCGCATCGGCAAAAGTGGTGTGGGATGTCCACATCATCCGCTGTCCGCCCTGGGCTTTCTGTTTCTTGCTCTTGTCATCGGTGACCAGAATGGTTTCATAATTGGCGAAGAGAAGCAGGTCTGCCCATTCTTTTACCAGAGGTGCCACCTTGTTCGTAGTTTTGCTGGAAAGTTTCAGTTCCCAGTGGTCATACTGGCCCATTTCATCCGGAAGGGTGACCGTCTTGAGCACTGCATGGGCAAGAATGCAGACATTGATTCCCTGGGTGATGCACGTTTCCAGAAGCACCAGGAAGCGGGAGAATTCTTCTACCAGATAGGTGTAGCCGTTTCCATAGCCAAAGTCCTCGATTCCCTTCTTGCCGAACTTTCCGCAGATGTATTCAATGCAGAGCCGTTCAGCCGCATCGGCTGTATCAATGACAATGGTCCGGCAGGTAGATGGATTCTCATAGATGAACTTAACGCTTTCCATCAGCTGCGGCCATGATTTGATGTCTCCTACACGCTTCACATCCAGTCTTGCCGTGCCGCCGTCCAGGTCAAAGAAAAGCGGGTCTGTCCACTTGCTGGCGAAGGTGGATTTCCCGATACCTTCTACGCCATACACACATCCTTTTACCGGCCGGCTGATAATGCCTTTTGAAATATTCAACATCTAAAACACTCCTTTCACATATTTGGGAGCCTTCGGGATATTGGCTTCTTCCTCTCCCTTGACCATGCCATCTTCGATGATGATGGAGCATTCATCTCCGGTAGAAACTCTGGTAGCAATGACCTGCAAACCTTCCTCTTCCAGCCATTTACCAAACTCCCTGAGTGTGTCCGTATCCATCTGTTCCAGCTTATCCATCAGTACGAATCCGCATTCCGGATTCAGTTTCCGGATGATGGCCACTGCTACCTTCAACTGTTCCGCTCCGGACATGCCGTCCCATGGTTCGCCCTTGTAAAGCAGGTGACTATCCTTCACTGAAAGGCCCGGGAGCGGCAGGTCTGCTTCCTTCAGAAGGTCAGCCCGGTCTGAACGGACAGATTCAATCTGTTCTGTAAGGCCTTCATACTCCTGCTGGAGGTTATTGGCTTCCAGCTCTGCTCCTTCTTTGGCAGCATTGGCCCGGATTTTCTCGTTCATCACTTCCACATTGCGAAGGTTCTCCTCCAGCTCCGTCGTGCTTTCATCCTGCAGGTCCTGTGCTGATTTCGCAGCCACTTCGGCATCCGCCCTGGCCTTGCGCAGTGTATCCTCTGCCGCCTTTAGTGCTTCCATGGCCGCCTTATAATTGCTCTCAGCCCTCATGAAGCGCTCCTGCATGTCTCTGGCATTTCTGCGTTTCCGTTCATTTTCACCATTCCTTGCCAGGATATCCTGCTGTTCCTTCAGCAGCTCGGACACGCTGACCGGTTCAGTAGGCATATTGGGATAGAAAGGCATTTCTTCAGCGGCTTTCTTCTTCCTGTCTGCAATGCGGCCCACTTCCTGGCGCTGGTTGTAAAGCTGTTCTTCCTTGCGATCCAGTACTGTCAGTTTGTCTCCCACGCCGATGATCTGGAGCAGGGCCTTTGATTTCTCCGCCTCCGAAGCATGAAGGAAAGCCGGAAGGTTCAGCGCCAGCTTGCTGATGAATTCATCCAGCAGCCGCTGGCCCGACTTCTTTCCTGTAGGGTCGATGACCTTCAGACTGCCATTGACGCCCTTCCTTTCCACGATGATGCCATTGGAAAGCACCACATGGAGATTCGGCGGAGTAAGGGCTCCTTCCCTTGTCGGATTTCCCGGGCGGAATTTCTCCCCGCCAAGAGCCCATGCAATAGCATCCAGCACGGAGGTCTTGCCTTGTCCGTTCTTTCCGCCGATGACTGTAAGCCCCGAAGCACTCGGTTCCAGCTTTACAGCCTTGATTCTTTTCAGGTTCTCTACTTGCAGTTCGTTGATTGTAATCATTTCAGTTTTCAAGCTCCTTCCCACTTATCCATTGGTTTCTGCCTTTCCGACCATGCTCTTCATGAACACTTCTGCTTCATCCAGGGTCTTGAACATGGTTCTTTCGCTTCCTTCTTCATCTTCAGCTGGTCAAGATAATCAGCGTCGAAGATTTCTCCCGTCTCTCCGTTGACGACTGTGTTTTCATCAACCTTGAAGCAGTTTTTGATTCCGTTAGCGATACGATAAAGCTGCATAATTTCCTCCTTTATTCTGTTTTTGATATAATATTGGTGGGAATAGTGGCTTATTTATCCCCATCAGCGTCGAGATGGTCCAGATCTCGACGCTTTTCATTTGCTGGAAATCTTGCATTGAACCAGTTCCACACCCTGAACGCCATTTCCGCTTCTCCTGCCGTGAAACCTCCAAGCGAGGAGCTTGCAGGATAGTGTTCACTCTGGCTGGATGAAACTCTTACAAGCCGTTCCAGGTATCTTCTTGTTCTTTCGATTTCTCTTTCTGTGTCTTTCATGATTACTCCCATAGTTACTCCGGGAAATTGTCTAAATACTTACTAAGTGCTCTGTTTACGAGCTCGCTTGCGCTAATGTCAAGGAAATTCATGATTTTCTGCATCTTTCTGTACTTTGTTTTGCTGATGTACGTAAGAACTGGATGCGTGCGCAGCTCGTCTTTATCAATACGATGCCGTCCCATTTACTCACCTTCTTCCAGTTCGAATGTCTGGCATGGTTGATAGGAACGCTCGATTTCTGCATCGTCCGGTGCAGGTTTCTTTGTGTCCTTACCCCGGTATGCGACGCGGCATATGATCGCGCCATCTTTGAAAATCGACTCGATCCATCCATGCCGTATTTGTGGATTCCTGAATACGACCTTGCGGCCTGTCAGGTCTGTCTTATGAAACTCTTCTGGTGTCATACTTTGCTCCTTACATTGGGATGAAATCTGAATCGCTTGGGTATACCATGCAGATGAGTCCATCTATCCAATCAAGGCACTTCTGTCCATCATGCATGTCATATTCCATGCCTGCCAGTGCTCTGACTTCTTCGCGAAAGTCTTTGTCTCTTCCCTCAGTGTAATATCTAACTAACTCATAGATACTCGTCCTCAGCATACAGATTTCTGCTTCGAGGGCTTTCCTTTCTGTGTCTGTCATTCTTCTTCCCTCTTCATCTTGATAACAAAGAATGCGAGCGAGTCCGCCAGATCATCAATCATGGTGATTAATGTGTTCCCATCGCTTTTCATGTCGCTGTAAGCTTCTTCAAGTTTTGTTGTAGGAATGTCTCCGTTGTAGTAGTAGTTGCACATACGGACGTATTCTTCATAAAGTTCTGATAATTCAGCGATGTGAAGATGTTCCTGGATGAATTCCGAGCGGCTGATCACTCGTCCGAAATAACCATAACGGAGAGCTGATATTGCAAGAACGATGAAATCGGCGTACTTCACTTTCATGCCCTCCATGTTGTATGCATCACCGCTGTTTGCCATCTCGATGGCGTCATCAAGCTCTTCTGCCTGACTGATGCAACGGGTTTTCTGCTCCAGAAACCATTCCTGATAAGTTATCTTCGTTTTCGGTATCATTGTTGCGTTATTTGTCATGATTTCCTCGCTCTCTGGACATTCACAATGATTTCTTGTCCTGGCTGGAGGTCAGCGGCCTCTTTGACAGATAAAACCAGGTCGCAATTTGTGTATGCCATTAGTCTTCATCCTCCTCTTCTTCCGCTTCTTTATCCTTACCAGTCTGGGAGGATGCAGTCTTCTCCATAAGCAGGTCAGAAATCTTGATTTTCAGCTCTGCGATTTCTTTCAGAAGTTTCTCTCTCTCCTGTTTCAGAGTGTTACATTCAGCCTGCGCATCATAGCGCTCAGAATTCAAATCTGAGATTTTTTTCTCAGAGATGGCATTCGCGGAAATCAGTGCCCTGTATTCATTAAGAGTAATAGTTACCGTGATTTCGCCGGGGATAGCAAAATCATTACGGATATTATTGCGGGAGTACTCCCCGCCATTTTTGGCCTTGAATAATTCTTCGTTAATTTCTAACATTTTCTTTTCCTCCTGTTTCTGTGGTAAAATAGAGGCGGAAGATAGGCACTTTTCGCACTGGGCTTTGATGTCTCGTACACATCAGAGCCCTTTTTCTATTCAAAATACTTTTCGTTTGCTTCTTCATATTCAATTTCCGAGATTCTTCCCACCTCCTTGTCATCGTTGCAATTCAGAAGAAGCACCCAGTAGCCGCCGCCAAATTCGTTTACGATGGCATTATGAATGGCAGTGATGGTAAGTTCTCCGCCTTTTTCAGATTTGATAATGTAATGGCTCTTATTCAAGCCGTCACACGTTGCAGTAAATTTAAGCGTTTT